GCAGCCCTTACACCCACACCTAAAGACGACGAATGGATGGCAAAGTTGTATCGCTTTATTGACATCTTGGCTATCAACATCGGCAAAGCAAAGCAGTAAGGAAGTCTGTATGAATTCTGTAGATGACGCATTAGCAAGATTAGATAAGCATGAAGCTGAGTGTGCCTTGCGATATCAAATGATTCAACTACAGCTTGACGAACACAACAAGCGGTTTGATCGTTTAGAAAAAATGATGACAGGAGGTTTTGCGTCTATCTCTGTAATTATAACTATGGCTATAGCAATCTTAGAGTTTGCTAGATAGTTATGAATATTAACGAGTCAACAGACGTAACAATCCCCATCCGAAACTTAATTGCTATGGTTGTGGCTACGTCTATTGGGACAATGGCTTATTTTGGGATTCAGGAGCGGCTTAACAAGCTTGAGCATTCTTTAGATAAATCTCAAATGGAAGTAGAGCGTAACACTGAGTTTCGTATTTTATGGCCTCGTGGAGAACTTGGGTCGTTACCTGACGATGCTAGACAGGACATGCTGCTTGAAGGTCTTCAGATTGACGTTACCGGTTTACGTCAGATAGAAGAAGAAGTCCACGAACTAACAATACGAATCGGAACTATTGAAGCTCTTTGGGATCAGGATCCAGAATGATACAGACTTTAATTGGACCTATTGTTAACCTTGTTGGTGGACACCTTCAGCGTAAAGCAGAAGAGAAGAAGGCTGTACATGAGCGTAAGCTAGAAGTAATTAAGCAAGACAGTAACTGGGAAAACATCCATGCCAATAACGCAAACAATTCATGGAAAGACGAGTGGTTTACTATCTTGTTCTCAGTCCCGTGTATTCTTGCGTTCTTTCCGTCTATGGTTCCTGTAGTGATGTCTGGGTTTTCTGCTCTTGATAGTATGCCTGAGTGGTACAAAGGTTTTCTAGGCGCCGCTGTTGCGGCATCGTTTGGCCTGCGTGGTCTGGCTAACTGGAAGAAATAATCATGGCTAAGACTCCACTGTTTACAAAACAACCTGTTAAACAAAATCCTATTGAGATTCCTCCCGAGGATGTTATTGGTCCTACGCCAAACTTAGGAGATGCTGATGATATATTTCAGATTCTTTTTGATACTATTATTGGCGAACAAGGTATACCAGAAGGCGTTTCTCCCGAAGTTATTGAAGCACTTAGAGGAGACTTTGGGCCAACAACAATTCCTGCTGAACTTCAAGAAGTTGCTATAGAAATAGCAGAGGCAGGTGGTTTTGATGAATGGTTAGCACAACAGCCTACAGGTGATCCCGGTCCAGTAAAAGGAGACCCACCTAGACAAGCACCTATACAGCCTGAACCAGAGCCTGAGCCACCAGAACAGGTAGGTATTAACTTAGAAGACTTCCAAACACAGTTCCCTGATCTTGATCCTAGTGCTTATGAAGATGGTATGTATACTGATCCTACTACAGGTACAGTGTATGTTATCAACATCCCACCAGATTTAACAGAGCCTGAAGAAGAAGAAGACGAAACAGACATAACAGAAGACGACACTACTGACGCTATAGATGACGGTGCAGATGACTTACCTTCTGACACTACTGAAGGTGACGCAGGTCCGGTAAAAGGAGATCCGCCTAGACAAGCGCCTATAGATCCTGAGCGTCCTTGGGAGTATATAGGTAACGGTAGGTTTAGGCATGTCACTACTGGCGAAATCATTACTGATCCAAACTATGATCCAAGTAGCGATCTGTACGAAGTAGGTGGAAATTATAGTAGAGGTGATGAAGAGTCTTTAGAGCCTGAGCCAGAACCTGAACCAGCACCCATAGATCCTATTGTAGGACCTCCCGGACAGGACGGTGTAGACGGTGTCGATGGCGTTGACGGGCGAGATGGCGTCGATGGTGTTGATGGACAAGATGGTGAACAAGGTCCAGCAGGACAAGACGGTATTGATGGCGTAGACGGTGTTGATGGTGTTGATGGTCAAGACGGTGTAGACGGTGTAGACGGTACTGATGGTACTGATGGTACTGATGGTACTGATGGTACTGATGGTACTGATGGTACTGATGGTCAAGATGGCGCTCAAGGAGAACGTGGACGTGCTGGTAAAGATGCTAGTATGTTTAAACCTTTCATGACTTCAATAGGTTACACACCTGTACAGTTACAACAACTTGTTGCACCACCTAAAAAAGATTACTTTAGAGAACTTGATGGGTTAATTGGTCGCAGTTTATTTGGGAAGATGATTAAATGACGTATTTAAACATAATGAATAATGTGTTGCGCCGATTGCGTGAAGAAGAAGTTAACAATGTTACTGAAAGCACTTACTCTAAGATGGCTGGTGATTTCATTAACGACGCTAAGACTATGGTTGAGCAGGCTGCTGATTGGTCTGCACTGCGTGAAACTATTACAATTTCAACAACAGCAACAGACAACACTTACTCACTAACTGGTACTGGTGATGACGTGAAGGTAATGTCGGTTCTTAACGACACCCAAAATTGTTTTATGCAGTACCAAAGTAAAGACTGGTTTAATGATTCGTTGTACATAGCAGGGGCCGCTGAAGGCGCTCCTCTGTACTATACGTACAACGGGTTAGACGCTAATGGAGACACTCAGGTATTGGTTGGTCCTGTGCCAGATGGTGTTTACAGCCTTCGCTTTGATGTGGTTAAGCGTCAGGGTGATTTAACGTCTAACTCAGACAAGCTTTTGATCCCTAACCAACCTGTTATCCACCTTGCGTTAGCTTTGTTGGCTCGTGAGCGTGGTGAAACAGGCGGTACTTCTACTGCTGAATACTTTGCTATTGCTGACAAGTACCTATCAGACGCTATTGCTATTGACGCAGCAAAGCACCCAGAAGAGATGATCTTTAGGACTATCTAATATGGCTCAAGAACTACGCAGTATTAATCTTGTAGCACCAGCTTTTAAAGGGATCAACACCGAAGACTCTCCTTTGGCGCAGGATCCTTCTTTTGCTGAGATTGCTGACAATGCAGTTATTGATAAACGTGGTCGTATTGCGGCACGTAAGGGTTATGATGTAATCACCACAAACAAGACTGTACTTGGTACTGCTGCTGTACGTGCTGTCAGAGAGTTTAGAGATAACGCAGGTAACAGTAAGATTTTCTCTGTTGGTAACAACAAGATCATTAGCGGTACAACTACATTAGTTGATGAAACACCCGGTAGTTACACCATTACTGCTGACAACTGGAAGATGGTTGACTTTAATGACAGCATTTATTTCTTTCAGCGTGGTTATGAGCCTTTAGTTTACAGTAACGCTTCAGGCGCAGTAGAGAAAATGTCTACGATAACTGGCGCGTCAGGTGCAACTGACATTCCAAAGGCTAACGAAGTTGTTGCTGCTTATGGTCGTCTTTGGTGTGCTGATGTAACTAACAACAAGTCTACTGTTTACTGGTCTGACCTGTTGATTGGACAGAACTGGACAAGTGGTACTAGTGGTAGTATTGACATCTCAAAAGTATGGCCTGACGGTTATGACGAGATTGTATCACTAGCAGCACACAACGGATTGTTGATTATCTTTGGTAAGCACAGCATTGTTGTGTACCAAGGCGCAGAAGCACCAGCAACAATGTCTCTATCAGATACTGTAGCGGGTGTTGGTTGTGTTGACAGAGATACAGTACAGCATACAGGAATTGATGTTATCTTCTTGTCACATACAGGCTTGCGTAGCTTTGGACGCACAATACAAGAAAAGTCAATGCCTATCAGTACGTTATCCCGTACGATTACAAAAGACATTATTGGCTTGATACAGGGAGAGACAGAGTTCTTTAGGTCTATTTACAGCCCAGAAGAGAACTTCTACTTGTTAACATTTGTAGGTCAGGACACAACCTTCTGCTTTGACGTTAGAGGAACATTAGAAGATGGTTCGTTTAGGGTAACACGATGGCCCGGTTCTGTCTTTACAGCTTACGAAAGACTGACTAATGGTACACTGTACGTAGGAACAACAGACGGTATTAGTGAGTACAAAGGTTATTCTGATAACGGTACACGATACCGCTTTAAAT